TTGGAGAAAGCACCGAGTATTATGTATATACATCTCATGTTATTCTCTATTCCTATACTGGCTCAGGGGAGAAGTCATTGAAGCTTCATGTGGATGATTCTGATATTACAGTGAATATTACTCTTGAGAAAAACAATTTAGAGGGATGTGATCTTGAGTTTCTTGGAACTACAGAGTATGGTAATACGTCTCTTAAACGTATGTTCGACAAACATCGGAAGAATATTCTTCCTAGCACTTCTACATCTGTATCATTGAAAACTGGCTCATGTCTTCTACACAGAGGTAGTCATCCGCATCAGACAACTCAGATCACCAGAGGATCAAGAAAGGCTCTAGTTATCTGGTTAAAAAAGCGAGTCCTTAATTAGATGAAAGGTGGAGGAACAAAAGAACACGCTTGTTTGAAATCGGGAAAAACAAATCTTCCAATGATTCCATCACCTGAACCAAAAGAATCATACAGTCCCGGTAGTACTGAAGATAACCAATATATTAGTATACTTGAATATTTAGAAACAATTCCTTCTGATGATATGTTAATTCTAAAGATAGGATCAAATGATGATGAATCAGTAAAGAATGAAAAGGCCGCAGGTACAGGTGGAGTTGGAACTCTGGGAAGAAACGGTATTTTATTCCTTGAACATCGTAACACTCTTGTTAATACTACAGAAACAAGTCCAATTTTAATAAAAGATATTAAACCCCCTCAATTACGCTACTATTTTAAAGGTTTAAATGATATTAAGGACAATAGCAGATTACATCTTCTTGCAGTAAGCCCTATGCCTCAATACCATGAATATTCATATCCTTTTATTTATAATAAAGAACCTGATGGAAGTGAAGGGCTAGATAAATTACTTTTTGCAAAACATTATATTGAAGATAAGAAAAAAACATATGTTCAAGCGTTCTTTCCTATTGGTCCAAATTTTAACAAGGATACAAACAATTATAAGATATTACAAAATCTAATTAATCGTAAGGGGCCCTTATTCATTTTTAATGCGATGGGATCTGCATGTTATCAGTCACTCAAATATATTATGGATATGAGAAGTCCAGATAAAACAACATATTATGGTGGACTTGTAGACAGTCTTGCTAATAATGATGCTCTATGTGAAATAGGGATTCGTATTTATCCAGATATAGCAAAAGAATGTCCTAAGAATGGTGGTTTGTCTAGGAAGACAAAAACAAGAAAATATAGAAAAAGAAAGAGTAAAATATCTCGTAAGGCTAGATGAGTGCCCCAGAGGAAGATTTATTTAATGGCCTACAACTTCCAAAAGAGGCCGCAAAAGAACCAAAAGAAACAGCTAAGGAAATCATCTTAGAACAAAAAATGACAGATGACCAAATAAAGGCAAGAGAAGGCACGTATTTTAGTGAGAAAGATGTAGATAAAATAATTGACGAAGATGCTGATGTATATGTAAAGGACCCGGATGCTCCAGGAGGTAAAAGACTTTTACTAAAACTCAGAAAGAATGTGATTCCACATGATTTAGTAAAATTAGCTTGGAAGAATTTCTATAAATCTGCAAATGCATCAAGAAACCGTGGTGCTGCTGCTGGTCCTATAGATCAGAAATCGAAGTATTGGACAAGACGTAAATTAGCAAAGAAGTCTATTAAGGGTTGGTCTGCTCAGTACATGGAAAATGGGAAGCTATCAAAGATGCGTGTAAATAACAATGTATTCTCCTCTGTTCTAGGATACTTTGAAAAGACTCCTTTCATGGGCCTACCTTGTCGCTTAACATCCTATACTCAGCTGTATTTTAATCAATATAAGAATGGAACACCCTACATTGAAAAGATAGATGACCTCTTTAAGAAATTAGTGCCAGATCGCTATAAGGTACAGTATGATAGAGCAAAGGGAAATCCAGCTTTTCAGATAGCGGATACATCTTTTTCTTCTGTGACAATCAATCGTAATTTCCGCACGGGCCTTCATATGGATGCTGGTGATTTACGGGAAGGATTTGGTAATCTAACAGTTATAGAAAGAGGCAAGTATTCAGGTGGATATACAATCTTTCCTCGATACAAGGTGGGTATTAATTTGAGAACAGGTGATTTTGTGGCCATGGATGTTCATGAATGGCATTGTAATACGGAAATGAAAGAGGATGCAGATCACAAGAAATTTAATTCCTCTATTCCAGAGATTTACAGAAATGATAAGGAAACTGGAACTCAAGGTATCGATAAACTCTATAGCCGTGTATCATTTGTTTGTTATTTAAGAGAAAAATTGGCAGATTGTAAGGCCAAGGATTCAACTGCTTATTATAAACGTATTGGATACAATCCTAAGACAAATACCTTGAAATCTAAGACAAGAAAAATAAAGAAAGACAATAGTTAGATATGGATGAAAGTAAGGGTGATATGATTTCAAAACTCAGAAAGTCAGTCGAGGCATTAGGAAGAAATATAAAGACGCCAAGTATTCTACAACGCCAAGGTATTTTACCACCAGACCCAAAGAATTCTATTGGAGTTCCAGTGGGTGGAACAGGGGTAGTTCGTGTTCTAATGTATTTCATTGCTGGCCTATTAGTTGTTGGGCTTCTTTTACTTGGTGTAGATCAATGGGTAACACCTATATTCCAGAGAAGCCCTGGTTCTGCTGGTTACATCCCAATACCCGGCACAGATTTATCACAGAATTTCTGGTTAACACCTGCTAGTGTTCAAGATATAGTGGTTGGAACTCCTGCTCCGCCTACAGTGGTTCCTGGAGCCCCAGCTCCGCCGCCGGTTCTATCTGTTCAAGTTATAGAAGCTCAGACATCTTACAGTTTAACAATGGATGTTCTCATTAAGGATGAATATCCTCAGCAACTTGGTAATGGGCAAACTCAGAGAGTATTTTTCACAATGTCTCAGTCTGTAGAGAATCCAAGTTTACGTATTGGATTAGATAATTCTAAGAATACAGTTTACATAACTTGCTTTGATTCAAATGGCCTTCAACAAAGTGTAATCCTTGATAATGTCCCCATACATGTTCCATTTCGTGTAGGAGTTGTCATATCACCGTATGCAATTGAAGGGTACTTGAACGGCTTACTTGTCCAGACTAGACAGTTAAATACAACACCCATTGCACCTACATCTGGAGATAAGATTTTTGCTCCCTCAAGTATCGTTATCGGTGGAAAGACATTATCAAATCAGATAAAGGTTCTTAATATGAGAGCCTTCGGATATTCAGTTCCAGCCTCAGAAATGAAGGGGCGTATGGATGATTTATTCACTAAGGAACAATTTACACAGATTTCTTTAGCACGTTATTAATATATTCATACACACTATTCTTATTAAATTAATATAATAAGAATAGATGGCAAGGTGTTTTGATATTGGAGGTTCTGGTGTCAAAACGTGTTTTATAAAACCAGATAATAGCCTAGTAGGTTTAACTGCTTTAGGAATTTGTCCAGTTGAGATTGATTTTGCTACATGGCTTAGAACAAAACTAACGACCTTTGATACAGAACTTTCATCGAAATGTGATGTATTCATTTCATCTGCAGGTGGTGTAGATCACGAAAATAAATCAACAAACACTGAGTGGAAAGGTGGTGGCAAACCATTTTCTGGAAAAATAAAATTTAGAGACCTTTTTGGAATACCAGAAGCCAGTAAATTATATGTATGTTCTGATTTATATTCTCATGTTCTAGGATCCCAAGTTGTAAACCCATGTACTCCGGGTTCAGATACACTTTTTATTGTTCTAGGAACAGGATTGGTCTCTCAACAACTGCGTATAAAACCAGGCTCTGAACTAAAATTTGGACCAAATCAATGGAATTATAAACCACCTATAATGTCAAGCACTCTTCATACGGAAGATCCCTTATATAACAAGGGAGATCCTATATATGTAGATCCATGGGTTCTTTTAGGATTCTATGATACACTCTTAGACTTAAATAAAGTATTAAAAAATCCTTCGAAAGGTATTGAAGATCTGAAGTATTTAATTAAGAATGGTATATTAACACTACGCCATCTTATGTTAAATATGTCAAGTGATAATTACGAACAGGTCGTAACCAAGCGGGTAGATGCATATATTACTGGATATCGTAGTGATCCTAAAAATGCACTACCTGGGTCAAAAAAATTAGATATACGTCTACTGGGTGGAGGATCCAAAATGTATAAGGGAACTCTAGCACAAGTTCAGCCAAAATCAGATACTCTTGCCTTTATGGCTTATATATTTTTTAAGACACGCCTTGGATCTTTTTATTCTGATAAAGAAAGATATAATAGAGAACTTCTTTCAATATTAAAACCGGATCCAAAAACATATACAGGTGGTAAAAGAAGAACAAGAAGGAGAAATTAATTTCTATAATTAGATGAACCTTCTTCTGGGGGTAGTTGTGATGTTTGTAGTTATATATCTTATCTATATGTTAATTGCGTATCTTGTCTTACCGAAACAACTTCAACCTATAGGTCAAACTGAAATATCCTTATCTAAGGTCAGCCAGGTTATTACAAGTGAAGAATTAAAGGGTCCGTGGACTTCAAGATCTGGATCTACCTTGATTTTTTACATAAATCCAGTTGTTATGGATAGAACAGCACAGTCTGGAAATGAGTATTCAAATGTTGTTCAAATTGGATCTAAACAAAATTTCCAGATTTTAGTTGCTCCCGATGCAGGGCGTGGATTAACGCTAGCACCGGCAATGCTTCAGATCTATGTGAAGAATTATACAACACCTGAAACTGTAGAAATACCAAATTTTCCCTTAAATCGCTGGACAGCAGTTGCGATTGTAAAGCTAGGACGCAGATTTGATATTTATTTAAACGGTTCTCTGTCTGTTAGCTACACATGTACGGCAATGCCAGATTTTGACGAAACTCAGCCTCTAAAAGTTGGTTACGCTCGATTAGGTGGAACAATCTCAAATATGAGTCTAACATCATACGCATTAATGGCAAATGAGATTCGTGATGTAGTGAGAGGGGTAACAGATACATCTGGAAAGCCATATGCTCCCATTACGGCTCTTTCAATCTTTTCTCCATTTATTCCATCTCTATCATTTGATTTCTGGTGTCCGGGTGGAAATTGTGCAACACCTAAAAAGCCTGGGCCTCTAGAACAGTGGTCATCCCTTTACGCATAAAGTATTTATTATCATTAGAATGGATCCGTCGAGAATTGTTGTAATTGTTGTCGTTGGAATCTTATTAGTTCTTTGTCTCTATTACCTTCGTAACTTCCTCTACGGAACAGATGACACAAGTGACATGGTGATCTACAGTTCACCAAGTGACGGGCTTCCAGCGAAGAATCAGACACCTACAATTTTTAAGGGTACGGGTCAGGTTCCTCAAATCTATGGGGGTGGCGAGTATTCCGTAAGCACATGGATTTATGTGACTAACTGGAATATCAATAAGGGAACAAATAAACCCTTCCTAGTTTTAACAGGAGGAGCTGACCAATATATGACACTCATTATGTATTTGGGACAGTTTACAAATAAGCTTGGTATTCGCACGAGTTACGAGACACAGACAGGAGACCTTGGAAGCCTTAAGGATTACAGAGCAATCGTAAAGGGACAAAGTCCTTACAGTGACTCATCAGGTGATTTCAAGACATGTGACGTTGAGTCAGTTGATTTACAGAGATGGGTGAATATCACTGCTGTTCTTACGGGTCACACGATTGATATTTACATTGACGGTAAGCTCTCTCGTTCTTGTTTACTCGATGGTCTATTCAAGGTAGATGGAGATGTTCCTACAATTAAGCTTGGTGGCCCCGATGGATTCGGTGGCCTCATTGGAAAGACTCGTGCGGCCAATTTTGCATATTCTCCGGATAAGGTCTACGCCTATTACCAGGAGGGGCCATTCACGACGTTTGACTTAAGTAGTCTATATCCTGGAGCATATTCAATTGACATCAAGAGAAACAATCAGAGTATCTTTAGTGGTTCATCAAACTAAATCGTTTTATATAATCAAATGTGAAAGTTATTGTAACTTTTACATATGACAGATAGATGGAAGCTGCCCCAGTTTCAATGATAGGCGATGGCCCTTTATCACAGGCTCTTATTGGATTCGTCATTGTTATAATACTTTATTTAGCCTTGTCAGGCTCAGAGTTTATATACAATTCATTTACGGCGATGTGGAAAAACCGTGTAGAGCTTTTCCCCAATACGTATGCATCTGGACCTAAGGTCTTTACTGCTCTTCAAAATCCAAATAATCCAACATCCAAGACGATATATTTCTCTGAGAACCAGCGTTCCGGCATAGAATTTACATATACTATGTTCATTTATATCAAGAGTAGCACATTTTCCACGGGTGACCATAAGCTATACCATATTTTACACAAGGGTTACGGAAAGGTATACCCACTTATGGGTCCAGGTATATTCTGCTGGGGTGATTCTAATACCTTACGCATTTACATGAATTGTTATGATTCATGGGATAATTATACAGATATTAGCAATATTCCAGTCGACAAATGGTTCCACTTGACTGTTTCATGTAAGGGAAACACAATGTATGCCTATATTAATGGAAACTTGAAGAAGAAGAGCCCCTTACCGAATAATACACCTCCCTACCAAAATTACGGTAATGTATATGTATTCAGTTCTCGCAAGCTTTCATTGAGCAAGTCTATTACTACATCTCTTGAACGCAATAATGATTTCCAAGGTGCGAATGCTCTAACAAGTCTAGATTTCAATGGTGCTATACAGGGTATGATTAGCAGAGTCTACTGCTTTAGCTACGCATTATCATACACAGAAATACAATATATGATGAACATGGGACCATCAACTGTAATGGATGGGCCTGACATGACAATTTCTCCATACTTGGCGGATACATGGTGGGTCGGTCCTACATACGTTCCACCTTCCGCCGTATAATTACAGCGTATGAATTCAATATATCTTCTTGTTTCCAAATAACAAGAAGAGATATGGCTGGTGGTGGTCTATTCATTTTAGTCGCCTACGGGTCTCAAAATGTAATTCTAAGTGGAAATCCAGATTTCACTTATTTCTATATGATTCTCAAGAAATATAGCCATTTTGCATTTGAATCTGTCACATTGCCTCTCGAAGGTCCTCAGGAACTATTTTTTGATGAACCCATTCAGCTTCGTGCAAAAATTCAAAGAGTTGCTGATTTGCTATCGGATCTGTACTTTACCTTTACCTTACCAGATATTTACTCAAAATACTTTGATCCTAATTTACCAGGGCCAAATCAGAATCGTTCTCAGTATCAATTTCAGTGGACTCGTTATATTGGTGCTCAAATTATTCAAAACGCTACCTTCTTAATTGGTGGCACTCAGGTTCAACAATTTGACAGTGATTATATTATATCTACGGCTTTCACTGATCAGGATGAAACACAATATAATAAGTGGCAGGAGCTTGTAGGCGATGTTCCTGACCTCTATGATCCTGCGAATGGTCAATACTCCGGCGGTGTAGGAAACTCTGTAACACGCACGAGTGGTCTTTATCCAAACGTTTATAGGAACGTGGATCCTAGTCTGCAAGCCCAGAATAATTTTCCATCAATCCCTGGGCGTGATATTACACTTCCTCTATCTTTCTGGTTTTCTCAAAATCCTGGTCTAGCTCTACCTCTTATAGCTCTACAGTATCATGAATGTGAAATCCAATTAACTTTAAGACCTATTCAAGATCTCTATACAGTCTTAGATCCGTCTGGATTCAGAGTTAGACCTGAAATAAAGGTAAATGCTTCAAGTACTCAAATACAATCTGGAAATGTATCTTACTTGCCAAATTCAGAACCTGGAATTTACATTAAGGAATTTTTAACCGATATTGGTTATACGTCTCCTACTATGAATACATGGCCTCTAAATCCTAGATTACAGGCGACCTATGTATATTTAACTGATGATGAACGCAGAACCTTTGCTACAAAGCCATTAAATTACATTGTTAGACAGGTTACAAGATATCCATTTCCAAGTATTAGTTCTAGACAATCCTTTGATCTTCATACACACAATCCAGTTCCTCGTATTCTTGTTATACCAAGGCGTTCTGATTCAACGCAATTCTTAAATGCTTGGACAAATTATACAAATTGGTGGAGATATGGAAAGGCACCCTTTATTCCAGCGATTTCTTCAATTCCAGCTGGCGGCTATTCGGGAATTAATATAGATTCTATGCAACAAGATATTATTAGACAAATGCGTATCATTTGTGATGGCAATGATGCTCAGGAAATAAAGCCTTTACAATACTTCAAGGAACTAAGCTCATGGAAATACGCTACAGGAGTATTTCCATCAGGTTTGGCAATCTATAGTTTTGCTCTTGATACATCAAAATGGATGAGGCCAAGTGGCACCTTGAATACAAGTAGAGTAAAGAATTTTCAGCTGGATATTAATCCATGGCCTTTAGCACAGAATAGTAAATATCTTATTAATTATGTAGTCTATGTGGAGAGCATTAACTTTTTAGTGATAGAAGGTGGTATGGGAGGAATGAAGTATGCTACCTGATCATCTCTTTTTTCTTGTTTTAGAAGGGTCAATCAGACGAATTTCAGGCATCTTAGATTTTCTGGTTGGGTTCACTCGAATCCAACCAGGGTATTTTTTCATTAGAGCTTTTACAGTTCTTCTTTCTTTCTTAAGACGATTTCCTAATTGAAGGCCACCAGGTGTCTTGTAAGTTGCTGTCTTTGCAGAGACAAAGTTTAGACGAACAACTGCTCCATCTCTTTGAAAAAACTTAATTGTTCTTTCGTAATCGTCTTTTTCTCCCTCACTAATTTCAATTAAAATCTCCTTTCCAGGGTTAATGAACCCTCCAAAGCTTCCAATAATAAATTTTAAATC